GAAGCACAAGATATTCCCCGGCGAAGAACACCACCGCGTGTTTCAGGACTCCACGCATCAATGGCTGATATTCAATGCCGACTATTGGCGCGAGCTGCACCAACGCGGTTGGACGGGTTCGCCAGGTGCACCGGGTTCGTGCTCGTTACCTGTTGGCAATCATGGCGAGTTCGCGGCGCAGATATGCCGCGAACCGTTACTTGGCAAGGGCGAGGTCGCAGGGCGCATGCGATGGGAGTGGGGTACGCTTCCTGGCCCGCATGACTACGGCGACACGATGACAATGTGTTATATGGGCGCGGCGTCGGTAGGCATCGGGACTGCGGGACTAATGGAGAAACCAAAAAGAAAGGCGCGGGTCGTTATTGGCCGGCCTAGTTCAAGGAGATAGAAAGAATGGCAAAGCGAAGTGCGACAACATGCAAGACAAGAGACCCAAAACCCAAAACGCGAGACCCCGCCGTCAAAGGAAGGGACGCGCAGGCTGCGCACCGGGCGACAACCCGCACAATCCCTCGCCGGCCGCGTCGGTATATCCCCGCCAGCATGCCAACACTGTGCCCTGACTGCGGACACGGAACGCGAATGGCGGACGGTAGGCACGTTGACCCGGTAAGAAAGACCGTGCTTGAGTATCGCACCTGTGGGCATTGCGGTGTAAAACTCGCAGCGGGGCGCGATATGCACCCCCGCGAAATCGAAAAATATTGCGGTTATGCAGAATCGGTTGAAGAGTACGAATCAACGCTAATCCGAGACTAGGACAAACCACCGCCGCAGGTATAGACAGCCCGCCTTGTTTTTGTCATACAGGAACTATGACGACAAGTGCGGGCTTTTTGCCGAACAACATCATAGCGGGCGAATCAATCTGGATAGCCGCGGCAAATGCCGTGCAGTCTGGGCAGGACATCACATTCGCGGATTATGCGCCATCGGGCGGGTATACGCTTGCATATCAATTTGCAGCGTCTACGCCTATTACAGTAAGCGCATCTGCGAATGGCGACAGTTCTGGCTGGACATTGGAAGTAACCGCCGCGCAGACGCTCGTGTGGAAGCCCGCGCAAGTCGCCTATGCTGGATACATCACGCACACGGCAACGGACCGCGTGTTTGCTGTTGACGCTGGGCGCATTGCCGTTGGTGCGTCACCCGTCGCAACGTCGTCATGGAAAACGGCCCTGGCCAACGTGGACGCCGCAATCGCTAGCTATAGCGAAACATCAACGCAGCGGTCGGTGATGATTGACGGGATGCAGGTCAGTTTCCGATCTGTCTCTGAATTGATTTCCCTGCGCAATTGGTTACAAGGCATGGTCAACGCTGACACCGGCAATCGCCCCCGTCGAATAATCCGATCAAGGTTTGCATAGATGCAATTATTCAAAAGAACGCGCAAAAAGTCTGCCAAACGTGTTGCACATGCGCAAGTGCAAAGGGGTTTTCAGGCCGCACAGGTTGATCGACTCTTGGCGGGTTGGCGGTTTGATGGCGGGTTTACCCCTGCCGAGGTTCGCGCGCACCTTTCCGTCATTCGCGGACGGTCAAGGGAGCTCGCAAAAGACTCGCCGCACTACAAGAAATGGCTTTCGCAATGCACAACCAACATTGTGGGCGAAGGGTTCGCGCTGAAATCCAAGCCACACGACGGCGTGCCGGGCTCTAGTCAATTCAAACTAGACGAGCAGGCCGCCCGGTTTATCGAATACCACTGGAATCGCTTTTGCACGTACCGCGACCCCGTCACAAAGCAAACATGGTGCGATGCCACGGGGCGCAAAACGGATGCAGAGATTGACCGGCTAAACGTCAAAACGTGGAAGCGTGACGGCGAATACTTTATCTGGACAGTGCGAACCAGCGCGAACCCCTACGGCATCACGTGGCGAGTGTTGCGCCCTGACTGGTGCGACCATAACTACAACGTCAAAAAGACTGCCAACGGAAATGAGGTGCAGTGCGGCGTTGAAATGGACCCCGCAAGCCGCCGCCCCGTTGCCTACTACTTTTTGACGACCAAAGAGGATGCGCACGTCACAAGCACGGCAGGCTTACCCCTGCGCCGCATCCCTGCTACGGAAATCATCCACGGGTACACGCAGGAAGACGAAGACCAGCCGCGCGGCATTCCCGGCGCGCACGCCATCATGGCAAAGCTAAAAATGGTTGAAGAGTTGGACAAGGCAGAGTTGACCGCGGCCCGCGACGAGGCGTGCAGTGTGCGGACGTACTACGCACCGAAGGGCGCGGAAGAGGAAATACTCGACCTTACAGACCCCGACAACAGCTCTGTAGTGGGCGCACTCACAGCAGAAAAGGAAGCGGGGCAATCCGAGGTATTGCCTCTGGGGTGGAAGCAAGAAGTTCACACGCCACAGCACCCCAACAAAGAACACGCGCCTTTTAAGGCGGGCATACTCAAAGACATCGCATCGGGCGTGAGTCTTGAATACGCCAACTTTGCAAATGATTGGTCATCCGTTTCTTTTTCATCTGTGCGCCTGGGCACAATCAGCGAGCGGGACGCATGGAAAGTGGATCAAGCCGACATGGTGAGCCAGTGCAAATCTCCGCAATTCCTCGCGTGGTTGCAGTCGTTTTTGAGTCTTGCCATATCTGGCGAATACCCGGCGGAAAAATTTGAAAAGTTCGCAGAGCATGAGTACCGGGGCCGCCGTTGGATGTGGGTTGATCCGATGAAGGACATGGCCGCGGCAGTGGTCGCAGCGGATCACGGATGGCGAACCAATACGCAAATCACGTCCGATTTGGGCGGAGACTTTGACGACAATGTTGACGAGATAAAAAGAGAGGCGGGCATCACCGAAGGAACCCCGCTTGCCAATAACGGCGACCCAGCAGAACGCGCCGCCCGCGTGGTTGAAGGTGTGGCAAAAACGGAGACAAGCAATGCGCAAGCGCAGTAAACGCAAACAAGAAAAAGAAGAGCGCCCCGATTTAATGATTCGCGCCGCGTCCGTAGAGGTCAGGGCAGGCGAAGGCGATGCACCCGCATCGGTTCGCATGTCGGTGTCCAGTGACGAGCCGGTGCTGTCGCATATCTATTTTAATGATCAATGGCAGCGCGCCTATGAAGTGCTCGACCACTCCGCAGCCGCCGTTGACATGAGCCGCGCAAAAGACGGGCTCGTCATTCTTGACCGCCATTACGGCGACCAGGTTGGAATCATGGATGTTGAGGTAAGAGACAATAAGCTTGGCGGATTCGTCAAGTTTGGTGCAGGCGAGCGGTCCCAAGTGATTGCAGCCGATGCGGCAACGGGCATCAGGAAGAATGTATCTGTGGGATATCAGGTCGATTCTTCCTCATACCGGCTTGATGGCGAGCGGGATGGAATCCCTATCGTGCGGGCAATGCGTTGGACGCCATACGAGGCGAGCTTTGAACCTGTACCAGCAGACCCAACCGTCGGCGTTGGGCGATCAAAAAACAACCCGGCGGAACCCGCCAAGGAAGAACAGAAAAGGACAAAGACAATGAAACCCGAAGATATTGCAAAACTGTATGAGCGCGCCGCCAAGTATGGCGTTTCCGCTGACAAGGTCACCTCGCTTATTGGTGACAACGAAGACATTGACGCCGCCCGCGCTGGCCTTGATTCACTTGTGATTGCCAAGCAGGACAAGGACAACGAAGGACTGCGCGCCGAGGTCAAAGAAGTCAAAGAGCGCAAGGCTGAAAAGCCCGCAGCGCCCGAAGCTAAAGATCCTGGCCCCATCGGCGGAAGCCGCGAAGAGGAAGCCAAGGTCACAAAGCGCTACAGCGTTTTGAATGTCCTGCGTCATGCATCCGGTGACAAGTCTGTTGATATCGGCTTCGAACGCGAAATCAACGACGAATGCCGCAAGGCCGACATGGGCAGCCGCCAGGGCGGAAACTTCATCATTCCGCACGCCGTGCTCGGAAATACTCGCGACTTCACGGTCTCGGGTACGTCTTCCGCATCGGTTTCGACCGACCTGCACGCTGGCGACTTCATTGACCTGCTGCGCACCCGCATCGCCATTGGCGAGGCTGGCGTTAAGTTCATGACCGGCCTGGTTGGTGACGTTGCCATCC